CAATCCTGAAAATGTAAAGAGAAGAAACATGATGGCTATCAACCAAAAAGGTGGAAGTATCAGTTTCAATGGAACAGACAATGAGGAATCACTGAGCATTGCACATGATGGTGGCTCTTATACGCAATTTACAAACTCTGGAAGGCACTCTCTTTCAATGGTCCAAAGCAGTGAACTTGTTAAGGGACCATCTTATACGACAATAGATGATAGACATTCATTTCATTGCGGAGATGAATCTGATGTATCGGTTCAAGGTGATATCAAGATTCAAGTTGGAAGTGCAAATTATGCAGCGGCACAGAGATGGAAAGATGCCGCATCAAATATTCATGCTGTAAAGAGCCTTCCAGAGATTCAACACTCAGGAGGAGACTCGTTATATTCTTCACCTCTTGCCAAAAAAGGAGCAGATAATGGCCCATGTCCAGCATGTAGTCAGGGAAAAAGCAGAAAGACTCTTACTGGTGGAAATGGAGATGAGAAAAATAATAAAAAAATAGATGAAGGTCAAACATCATTCTTTGATAGTTTGAAAAGCAACTTCCTTTCATTTCTTGGACAAAAAAGTAAACTAGAAATAGAAGATGCAAAGGATGAACAATACCCGAAAACAGCTGATTGCAAGGTGTGTGGTGGAAGTGGAAAATCTCCATCATCGATGGGAGGAAGTTTTCCCAAAGAAACAAGAAAAGAAGAAATTGGAAATCTTTATTTGAATTCTGCACAAGATTTCTTTGAAGCTGAAAATGATCTTGGAAATGGAGGAAGCATCACGATGAATGTCACGAAGGATGTTTTCTTGAGTATTGGGTGTGCATCGAATGACTTGGATAGTATTAGAGTCAATCCGCAGGGATCGGCACATGATATTGGAATAAAATTGGACGGAGAGAAGGGATTGTATCCATCACAAGTGGTGGGATCGGTGGTGGAGAAGGTTCACGTTGATAAGTTTCCAGGCGGGCAGTTTACGGTGGATGCTCAAAACGGAATCAATCTTCTTGGAGGCTCTGGTGGAATCGATTTTAGTAGCACAGGATCGATGAGTATACACGGCACAATAGCCGAGATCACAGGAGAACAGGTCAACATAAGCTCGAAAAGCGGAATGAATATTGCAACAGAAGATGTTCTTTCCATTAAGTCGCCAAACATAGCCATACAATCTGATAATCAGGTTTTTGTGAAACCAAATCTCGCCGTGGAAGGAAATATTGTATGTAGTGGAGGAATCATGAGCCAAGGTGAACTCTTCGTTCAACACGTTACCGCTCCAATGTCCTTACAGGAAACAGAGTTTCAGTCGGAATTATACGGAAGAGCATACGGGGAAAAACCAATGATTATGGGATTCATACGACTTAATGAAGCTATAAATTGTAGAATAAAAGTGAGTGGATTAGGTTTAGTTGCCGGAATAGTTCCGGTGACAGGAGAGGATGTCAATTGTACTGTTACTTTGAACGGGACAGTCCCAATATATACAACAGATAGCGGTCAAAAGGCGGAAGACGGCAGCATTTATGTTTATCCACACCAACACTTGTTTAGAAACCTCCCATTATCACTCACAACGACATACGAGGCAATGAGAGGAAGTGCATCCGGAATCGATGGAGGCTCTCCAATTGTATCTAAAAAAATAGAAAACGGATTAACCTGCCCAGAGGTTAAAGGAACAACAAAAGAAGCAAGTGTTGGATTACAAAACCAACTCGGATCAAAGAAATTCACCCCACTTGAAGTTTAAAAATGAGATCATTTTCATCTTACATCATGGAATCAACTTCCTCTCAATTAAGAAAAAATATTGAAAGCACAATTCAATTTTTGGAATCAAAGAAAAAAGTATTGTTTTTAACGACATCCAATCGCTATGATAAAAACGTGGATGATATTCCAAAAAGCACACAAATCGCATATTATATCCAAGAAATGGTTGGAATGAAAAAAATAGAAATTATAGAAGTTCCAAAATTAAACATATATAATTGTGAAGGAAATGTGAGCAGTGCAAGTGGAAATGGATGCGGAAAAAAAGAAGCAATTTTAGAGGACAAAGTGAAAAACCCATCAGGACTTCATCGTTGCTGGTGCTCAAAACACCATAATGACGATGAACTTTGGAAGATTTCTAGATCGCTTTTTGAATCCGATTGTGTATTGTTTTTTGGTTCTGTGAGATGGGGTCAGACTAATTCCATATACCAAAAACTCATTGAAAGATTGTGTTGGATTGAAAATAGACACACAACACTCAAAGAATCCAATATTGTCAAAGACATCTGTGCTGGAATTGTTTTAACTGGACAGAATTGGAATGGAGAAAATGTCATAGAAACACAAAAACAAGTTTTGAAATTCTATGGATTCGATGTGAAAAACGAAATTTGTTGGAATTGGCAATATACAAACAATGCAAATGATGAAACAAAGGATTCCTACAAAGATGCAATTAAGGAATTTCACAATCAAATAATCTAAATATTAATTATGAACAAGTTTGACAAGTCGGTAAATATTCTTTTGGAAAATCTTATTTTTGAGCAAGATCAGAACGAAATTCAAAAAGCACAAGAAATCGTAGATAAAGCTAGAGAAGATATTAAAACTCAATTTAATGCTGATCCTAAAACATTTATACAAAATGCCAACAATAAAATAGCATCTTATGATTATTTAGCCGATGCATTCGTGGATTATGTTACAAAAATCAAAGACTCTTCCATAAAAACAATTCAAGACACTTCAAGTATAAAAGAACAGACCGACGATACACTCCAAGATGTAACATCCAAGGTAAAGGATTTCGCTCTTCAATTTGGTAAAAAGGCTGGAAGTATGATTGGTGGAGCATTTGAAGAAGGACTTGATTTTGTCACAGATGAACTTGTTGAAAAAGCACCATCGATCATGAAAGGACTTATGGGATCGGAAACATACGATAAAGTTAGAGCGGAAGTTGATCAAATGGAAGATAGTTTTTTGTATAAAATGTTTGCATTTTTGGACCCAACAGGCGTATTGTCTTGGACATATTTGGAGGAAGCTAAAGCTCTTTATGAAAAAAACCTTGGAACAGATAACGAAGATATATATACATTGAATCTTTTAGCAGCGGCAGTGGCCGTGATACCTGGCGTCAGTGCATTGAAAATATTCACAGTTCCTTTTAAAATATTATCTCCATTGACAAAAATTTTTGGTGTTGGAAGAGCGGAGAGAATAGCTAAAGCCGTTGCAAATGAATTTAAAACGGCATTTAATTTGGGAGGAAAGATGCAAAAAGCAACAACACTTGGAGGAAAAATTGGATCATTTGCGAAACATATTGCAAAACCAATTAAACCTATTGGGAAACTTGTTGCATCCGGAGGAAAAGCCGCCACGATTGTTTCTTCTGGCGACATCCCACAAACATGGAAAGACTGGACGGAAGCTGGAAAGAAATCATTGGAAGACGCAAAGCCAAGAGAAAGAACGCTTGGAAAATTCCCAAGCTTCAATAACTTATCAACGCAACGTTTTTAGGGCTTTTAAAATATCTGGAAGACAAATTTGAAAAATCTTTGATATTTTTATTTTATCCAAGTTTTCAATTTTAACCCAAGAATAATCTATATGTTCTTCCGATAATGTAATATCGTGGAATGGTTCTTTTACTTTGAAAATATAGGTGAAATATTTGTTTCCTCTAAGTTTGAATTCCAGTTCTTTCTTTTTTTCACCATGTATTGTCCCAATTTCTTCTTTTGTTTCTCTTTTGGCTGTATCCAAAGGCGTTTCTTCCTCAATTGGTTTACCACCAACAAATCCCCATTTTTTGTTTGGTTTTTTTACAAGAAGAATTCTCTCCCCATCGTAAAAAACAATACCAGCACCACTGAATCTATTTACATTGGATTCCTTGATGATCTTGTATGCATCGAAAATATTCATAGAAGTATTTAGAAATCCCTCTAAATAATCATATGCTATTCGATCAATTCGTCAATAAAATTCTAAAAGAAGCTTTGGTTTCTTCTATTGCACCCTCAACTGCACCAAAAGAAAAGGAAGCCCCAAAAACAAATCCTCCTGAGCCAAAAACTTTATCTTCTGTAATTGGACAACCAACACAGCAACAGAAACAAGTCACGCCCACAGGAACTCCTGCACAACAACCACAAGATAATCAACAAGATTCTTCTAATCAAGATGTCGATTCATCTGATGCAATTAAAGGATTGGCTGATGCGATTGAAAAAGGAAATAAACAACAAGAAGACTTTTATAAAAAAATAATAGCTACAATGACGGCACAAAAAGGACAAGCATCGACAACAACCCCAGCAACGACAGCCCCTCAAACAAATATTCCAAATGCACAGCAAATAATAGCTGGTTTGAGTAAAATGTAAATGGGTTTTGCATAAATAATTTATTATGGGTCAAAATTCAGACATAAACAATATTTTCAATTCTTATCGCAATAATGTGCTTTTGAATGAGGCGGTAAAACCAACAGAAGAAACAGGAACCGCGACTTCTCAAGCAGAACAGGATCCTAATTGGGTAAAAGCCAAAACAGCTTGGGAGAATTATACTGGTAAAAAATTCGATGAATTACCATCAGCCCAAAGAATAAGTGTTAGCCAAAAGCATCTTCGTCCAGCGGCCAAACAAGGATATTTAATCGATCCCAGAACGAACAAACAGATACCATTGGATGGCGGATCAACTGCCCCACAAACCACTCAACCGCAACAACCAGTTGCGGCTCAACCTGCTCCTCAACCTGCTCCACAACCAACGCCTCAACAGCCAGCACAAACAGAAGCAGATGATGAGTCTGGATACGAGGAAGTTGAGACTACTACTCAAAATGTAACAAATACGCAATCACAAACTCAACCTCTTGTCACATCAGACGATGGAACATCATATACAGCGGACGATATTAAAAAAATGATCAACGATCTAAAAATGGAACCTGTTGCATCTGCTGATAATGAGCAAAACGATGAGGAAAATGAGGAAAAAGATAGTGGCTGGGAAGAAGTTGGAACAGCTGAAAGAGAAAATGTCACAGACCAAGCAAAAAAAATTTCAACGGTTGCTGAAAAACACAATATTGCTAAATTTCTGAAGTGCTTATCTGAAAAAAATTATTCTTTAGCTAATAAATATCTCAGCAATATTATTAAAAATAAAGTAAAATCAAAAATTTCTGGAGAAATCAAATGAATCTATTCGAACAAATAATATTGGGAGCAGGCGAAGAAGCAGCAGAAATTGAAAAATTAAAAAAATCATCTGCAAGTGCTAGTAAAATTCAAGAAATTATAGATAAGCTACCAGAGGGTAAAGACAAACAAGAAGATCAGAAAGAACTTGATTCTGCAATTAAAGATTTAAGTGCAAGAGAGCAAAAAACCCCTCCCGCAGCAGATCAATCTAAAACACAAGGCCAACAAGCTCCAGCACAAGGCCAACAACCAGCACAAGGCCAACAACCAGCACAAGGCCAACAACCAGCACAAGGCCAACAACCAGCACAAGGCCAACAACCAGCACAAGGCCAACAAGCTCCAGCGGCCCAACCTCAAGCTCAATCTGAACCAAGTGATGAAGAGAAGCAAATGCTTCAAAAGCTACACAATTCACCATACGATCCAAAGTCTAAATCAGATAAAAGAAATTTAGACATACTCAGACAAGCAAGACAACAAGTTGGAAAAGATGCTAATTTAAAAACACTTTCTAAAACAGTATATGGTATTCAGTATGCTAAACCCACTGATCAAAATAAAGCAACACCTTCTCAAGCCAAGGCACCAGCAGCAGCACCAGCAGCACCAGCACAACCCACACAACAAGTAGCACAGCAAGCATCAGCACCTCAAAAACCAGTTACAACAACTGGAGGTATCACTATAGGAAATCCATCAGGAAATGCAGCACAGCAAGCATCAGCACCTCAAAAACCAGTTACAACAACTGGAGGTATCACTATAGGAAATCCATCAGGAAATGCAGCACCAGCAGCACCACCAGTTAAAGCTGGAAATGTCACTGTAGGAAATCCATCAGGAACATCCCCACAATCTAAAAAAGAAAAAAGTGAAGCAAATGAAGAAAAAATTAAAAAATGTAAAGATTGCGGACTAAATAAAATCACAGTGCAAGAAAAAAACAACATTTCTAAATTTTTAATGCATTTATCTGAAAAAAATTATTCGTCCGCGCATAAATACTTGAAAGCAATTGTAAATTCCAAGATAAATAAAATTGTCTCGGAAAGAATTGACAAAATTTAAAACAACTATGGATATCAAAAAGCAACTCAAAAAAGTTACTAAGGAACTTCTCAGCGAAGAAGCCCTAAACGAAATTCAATCTTCTTTTGAAAGAGCAGTGGAAGAAAAAGCAAAACTTCATGTTGCTTCCGCTCTTGTTAAGCAAGACGAGGACTATGCCAACAAGCTTCAAAATCTTTTAGAGGCTATTGACAAAGATCACACCTCAAAACTTAAGAAAGTTGTAAAAGCTATTGATGTCAACCATGGTCAAAAACTCAAGGCCATTGTTGAGAAATACCAAACCGCCCTTGTTAGCGAGGCTGGGTCTTTCAAATCAAATATCATCAACGATGTTTCCACATACCTTGATGCATATGTTGACGATGCCCTTCCAAAAGCTCAAATTCAAGAAGCAGTGCAAAATCGCAGAGCACAAGTTGTTCTTGGACAAATCAAAGAATTTTTGGGTGTTGACAGCGCCCTTGCAAAGAAAGCTGTTAAATCTGCCATCATCGATGGTAAGAAACAAATAGATGAAGCTAATGAAAAGCTTGAAGCCATTCAGAAAGACCACAGGGTTCTTGTTGAAAAATACAACTCAGTTGCATCCGATCTCATTCTTGAGAAAAGAACTACTGGATTAAGCGACAAGAAAAAAGGTTATATCACTCGTATCATGAAAGGTAAGAGCGCAGAGTTCATCAATGAGAACTTTGATTATGCTCTCAACCTTTTCAATAAGAATGAAACTGAAAGGCTTCATGACCTTAAGGAAAGTGCCATCAGAAAATCTGTGGCAAACAATGTGGACGTTCCTCAACTTATTGAGGAAAGAGTATCCCCTTCCCGCAATGTGGAAGAAGTCCAAATGAACCCTTACCTTAAGGAGCTATCTAAATACTAATTTTAGCTGAGATATTAAACAACTTAATATCTGAATAGTCGAACAAAAAAAGGAGAAACAAAATACACGAATATGAAATCAATCAGACCTACACAGGCTTATATTGACCAAACTCGCGCTGAAGCTCTTCTCGAAAAGTGGAAGCCCGTTCTGAATTATACTTCAGATAAGGTTTCTGCAATCGAAGACGACCATACCCGCCTCAATACTGCCATGCTTCTTGAGAACCAAGAACGCTGGTGCATCGAGGAGGCCAACGTAGCTGGTGGCGGCTCATCCGTTTTCGGATCAGTCAACGCTGGTGCATACGGTGGTGCTGGTGCAAACTTCCCCAACAGCTACCCTGCTGGTGACGTTTATGCCCAAGGTGACGCTCGTCTCCCGAAGATCCTCATCCCGATGATTCGCCGTACTTTCCCCGAATTGATTACAAACGAAATCGTTGGCGTTCAACCAATGGGTGGACCCGTTGGCCTCGCTTTCGCTTTGCGTTACAAGTACCTCGCCAACCAACTCGGTAATGATGGTGTTGACGGTTCTGGCACTAATGCCAATGCCGCTCTTCCTAACCCTCAAGCCCAAGCTGGCGGCAAGGAACTCGGCTACCAATATCTCGACACCAGATACACTGGCACCTCAAGTGCTAAACTCTCTGGTGCCAGCGGAGCATATGCTGAACTCTTCCCCATGGTTGGGCAAGATCAAGGTGTTGCTCAACTCTTGGCCAATTTCGAATTGACAGGTAAAATCCCTCAAATCGAAGTCAGCTTTGAGAAGACCGCTGTTGAGGCTGGCACCCGCCGTCTCGCAGCCCGTTGGTCCGTCGAGCTTGAGCAAGATCTTAAGAACATGAATGGTATCGACATCGACACTGAGTTGACAAATGCTATGAGCTATGAGCTTCAAGCAGAAATCGACCGTGAGATGATCATGCGCATGATCCAAACCTCGCTCAATGCTGGTTTTGGCGTTGGCTACTCCGTATGGAGTCCAGCCTCTGCTGATGGCCGTTGGCTTGTCGAACGCAACCGTGATTTCTATCAACGTTTAATCATCGAAGCTAACCGTATTGCAATCCGCAATCGCCGTGGTGCAGCAAACTTCATCGTTTGCACTCCTCGCGTTGCCGCTATTCTTGAAATGCTACCCGAATTCCAATGGGTACCCGTTCAAGGCAATGTTAATACTCAGCCAGTCGGTGTTGCCAAAGTTGGTAATCTCGGAGGAAGGTTCAATGTTTACCGTGATACTCGCACAGAAGCTCAATTTGAGCAAGGTCGTAGCTCTACCTACCTCTCGCCTGGCCAAGTCCGCACCAACCGTGTGGAATATGCCTTGCTTGGGTATAAAGGACCAGAGTTCTACGATACTGGTATAATCTATTGCCCTTACATCCCCGTGATGATCCAAAGGACAATTGGCACCAACGATTTCTCACCCAGAGTCGGTCTTATGACCCGCTATGGTGTTGTAGATAACATCTTCGGAGCTAACCTTTATTACCACACCATTCTGTTGGCTGGTCTCGGTGAAGGGTTTACACCCGCGAACACTTCGGTCTACTTCTAATAGAAGTATAGGCAAAACTTGGAAGGCCAAGAAGAAATTCTTGGCCTTCTTCTTTTTTTAAAATAAAATAACTTGACAAAATTTAAGGCGCTGATAAGGTAATAATGTGAAAGAAAAAATTACACAATTCCTAAACGACAAATACAAAGGCACTACAAGGTTTTTAAAACCTAAAATGTTCATAGAAAACTTCGGAAAAGAAGCATTCGAAAAAATAGAATCAACAATAAATTGGATAGAAAAACCATTTTCTTTAAAGGTTTTTTGTTATCTTAATGGTATTCTACAAAAACCAACATGTAAAATTTGTGGAAATGATGTCAAGTTTAATCCAACAGAATTGCATTTTCAAACATATTGTAGCAATTCCTGTAGATATAAGGATCATGAGCATATTAAAACAATAAGAGAAAAGACAAATTTGGAAAAATACGGAGCAGGAAATGTTTTCGCATCAAAATATGGAATGGAAAAAATTAAACAAACCAATCTTGAAAAATATGGAGTGGATAATTATTGTAAAACGGATGAATATAAACAAAGAGTTAAAAGTGGAGAAATCGAAAGACCTTATGTTGGTGACAAGGTAGCGCATTCCATAAAAAAGAATTATTATTTCAATAATTTACCAAACAGATACAGTAAATTGATTCCTCTCTTTGATTTTGAAGAATATAAAGGAGCGCACGATTACAATGTGGAATATAAGTGGAAATGTAAAAACTGTGGCAATATATTCCATCATTGGCTTAATAATAACTATAATATCAGGTGTAAATTATGCGATAAAAGTGGAACGAATATAGAAGTTTTTATTGAAGATTTCTTCAAAAGACATCAAATAGCCCACAAGAAGAGGGATAGATTGATTTTGGAAAATTTGGAATTGGATTTTGTAATTCCTTCACATAATATCGCAATAGAATGTAATGGCCTACATTGGCATAGTGATAAACACAAAGAAAAAAGATATCATTTAATGAAAACTGAAAAATCTTTGGAAAAAGGAATTAAACTTATTCATATTTTCTCAGATGAAATAGAATCGAAACCAAGACAAGTTGAAAATAGACTTAAGAGTATATTTGGTTTGAATAAAATAAAAATAAATGCAAGAGATTGTGAAATTAAAGAGATAAATCACGAATTATCGACAAAATTCCTAATAAAATACCATTTGCAAGGGTCCGATATTGCATCTACTAGATTAGGTCTTTTTAAAGGTAACAGGTTAATTTCAGTTATGACATTCGCAAAATCCAGAAAAGCTTTGGGGCAAAATCTTCAAGAAGGAGAATATGAGCTTAGTAGGTTTTGTTCCATGGGAAATGTCACGGTTAATGGGGGTGCTCAAAAATTATTATCATTTTTCATTAATAAACATAATCCTAAAAGAATCATTAGCTTTTGTGATAGGAGATGGTCTAATGGTGAATTGTATAATAGATTGAATTTTAAATTAATTAAAAAGACAGATGTTAATTATTGGTATGTGGATAAAACGTGTAGAAAAAGATTTCACCGATTTAATTTTGCAAAACAATTTCTATCTGAAAAATTAGAACAGTTTGATCCAGCACTATCAGAAAGAGAAAATATGATAATTAACGGATATAAGAGAATATATGATTGTGGAAGCCTAAAATACGAACTAGTTCCCTAATTCGGAACACAAAAAAACCCTTGGATTTCTCCAAGGGTTTTCTTTTTATATGTCTTTAAATATTATTGATCAAAGAGGCTCTTACCAGTCTTGAGGCTTCCAACTTTGTTTTTGGAAGGATTGGTGAGTTCTGACTTGTGATCCATTGGGTGCTTGCCAGTTTCGGTACCAACAGTGTCGGTAACTTTGGCATCAGCCTTACCAGATGAAGCCTTGATGTTTCCAGCGGCATCCATGCCCTTTTGGAGCTTGTGACCAGCGGCATCAGGAAGCTTCTCGATGTCGGTGGTCTCATACATACCTTCATCTTCATCTTGATCATCTTGGTCTTCGTAATCTTCGTCGGTATCAACACCGAGATCTTCGAGATCGCTATCTTCTTCCTTATCTTCACCCATTGAATCGGCGACTTGTTGGAGAAGGTCGATTGCCTTTTGAAGCATCTCTTGGGGAGAACCCTCATCATCATCGCTGTATCTTTCGGATGTTTCTGTTGATTCAATATCAAGATCCTCGTCATCTCCAGCGGAACCTTCTGGTCCCATGCCGATGCCTGTGTTAATGTCCAATTCGTCATTTTTCATGACGTCTTCGTAGAGTTTGTCGAATATGCTCATAAAGTTATTTATATCTTCCTTCACAACTTTTTTGGATTTTTGTGAAAATTTTTCATTTTTCTTTGCTTTGGCCAAACCTTTTACATTTTTAGGTCCACCCTTTTTGAATGTGGATGGCTCTTTTACGGCCTCTCCAGACTTTTTAAATGTATCTTTTGGAAATTTAGCATTGACTTTTTGGCTCTTCTTACTATCAACTGATTCGTTGAGTTGTGTTGCAGCCGCCATTTGCATGGTGCGGTAGATATTGCCGATGTCTTTAATTGAGCTTGATCTGTTCATCATAATTTGAATTATTTAGTGTTTGATGATAACTAATTATTGAAATGGCAGCAAAAAAAGGACCAAAAGAGAAATTTTATTTGGGTAATAGTAATCTTCCCACAGCAAATACGGAATACGACTACACTCCTGATATGATCAAGGAGATTGCAAAGTGTAGGAAAAACATTCTACACTTTGCAAGCAATTATTTTTACATTGTCAATGTGGATGAGGGTAGACAGAAGATTAAACTGCATAAGTTTCAGAAAAGAGTTTTAAAATCTTTAAGTGAAAATCGATTTAATATATTATTAGCAAGTCGTCAAGTAGGCAAAGCCTTGGCACTAGATACTCCAATTAAAACACCAAATGGTTGGACAACAATGGGAGAATTAAAAGATGGTGATCAAGTATTTGGTTTAGATGGAAACCCCTGTAATGTTGTAAAAGCCCATGAAGTTTTACACAATAGAAAATGCTATGAGATAGAATTTGAAAACGGGGAAAAGATTGTTGGAGATGCCGATCATCGTTGGTTTACTCAAAATTCAAAAGAAAGACAACGTAAAATGAATGGGAGCGTTAAAACAACCGAAGAGATATTTAAAACATTATACAGAAATAAAACTGAACCAAATCATAGAATACCTTCATGTTTCACTGGATTAAACCACGAAGAAAAAAATCTAATCATTCCACCTTATGTGTTGGGATTGTGGCTTGGCGATGGTTCAAATGAAAGCTCTAGAATTACAGTTGGGAAAAGAGATATAGATGAAACTCTGGAAGTCTTAAAAGAATATACGCAATACAAAGTAACTTGTAAAAAATGGAAACAGCAAGCGTATAGTTTAAATTTGGGAATGTTAAGTGGAAGATATGGAATGAGAAAGGAAACATCTTTGAGTGAAGAGTTGAGAATCATGAATCTGTTTAACAATAAACATATACCGAATGAATATATGTATTCTTCCAGAGAACAGAGACTGGAATTGTTAAAAGGTTTAATGGATTCTGATGGATATATTGACAAAAAAGGAATAGGTATTTTTTATAACACAGATTTAAAATTAGCTATACAAGTCAAAGAATTAATAGAAAGTTTAGGATATAAAACAACTTACAAAACATTTATTCCAACATTAAACGGAATAGATTGCAGTGAATGTGCTGAAGTTATTTTTAAACCAAGAGAATTAGTGTGTAAGCTTTCTTTCAAAACATCCAGAATTGAGATTAATAAAATTGAAAAACCAGAGTCGAATAAAAGAAATCAATGGCATTATATAAAAAATATAAAAGAAATTGAATCCATTCCAGTTCGATGCATTACTGTGGATTCTTCAGATAGTTTATTCTTGGCTGGAAAAACTTTAATACCAACATCTAATACAACGCTTATGACAATTTATGGATTATGGGTTGCATTATTTGAAGAAGATCAAAGAATTCTGATTGTGGCAAACAAAGAACAAACTGCAAAGATGATTCTTAAAAGAATTAAAACAGCATTTGAAATGATGCCAAATTTTATTAAAGCTGGTGCTGTGGAATACGGTCAAACTAATATTACACTTTCTAATGGTTCTTCTATCGGTATATCCACAACAAGTAGCGATGCGGGTCGTGGAGAATCCGTCAATCTTTTAATTTTGGATGAGTTGGCATTCCTTGATGCTGGACTGTTGGAAAACTTTTGGAAATCTGTTTATCCAATCATTTCATCCGCCAAAAAGTCCAAAATTCTCGCAGCATCGACACCAAATGGTATAGGGAACTTATTTCATGATCTTTGGGAGGGTGCGATAAAAAAAGGAGAAGAATGGAACGGTTGGCACGGTGAAAGAGTTGACTGGTGGGACGTACCAAGCAGAGATGAAAAGTGGAAAAATGAAACAATACGAACGCTTGGTTCAAAAGAAGCATTCATGCAAGAATTCGAGAACGCTTTCCTCACATCCGGAGAAATGCCAATCGACAAAGACGTTTATGATATGTTGGAAGCTGGATGCAAAGACCCAGAATACATATTCGATGATGGACAATATGTGGTATGGGAAGAACCAAAAGAAAAGTCATTTTATGCAGTTGGTGTGGACGTTGGAGAGGGTCTGAATCAGAATGCCACAGTTGCACAGATTCTAAACCTCACGGACCTCACAAACATCACACAGGATGCCATATACTATACTAAAAAAATATCACCTTATCATTTCACACAAAAATACACGATCTTCTCCAACAATGGGGAAGACCACCAGTTTTAATTGAAAGAAATGGATGTGGTGCTCAAGTAGTCGATTCCTTGAAAATGAATTATGGTTATGAAAACATAGTCACATGGGGGACCAGAGGCGCAATAGCTAATGATTTCAAGGCAACAAACAAGGCTGGTATTATAAGTCACCAAAATTCCAAGATAGAAGCCGTCACAAACATGAGATACTTTCTTAATGAAATGAGATCCGTAAAAATCAGGGATATTAAGACACTCCAAGAAATCAAAGACTTTATTAGACACCCAAATGGAACTTGGAGCGGAAGAACCGCAAATACACTAGATGATAGGGTTATGTCACTCGTTTGGACTCTTGCTGTTCTTCAAAACGATATTTGTAGAAAATATTTTGAACTCATTTCAATGGATGACAACCAAAGACCTCTCAAAATAAAAGCAATTGATTATGGGGTTACAGACATAATGACACCAAGTAATATATATGTCAATGAAAAGGATGCCCAAGCATTCATGCCCCTTCCAACCTTATTCAGCGATCCAGTTGGAATGTCAGATGATGAATTCTCCAATATTCCAGATTATGAGATATTAAAAAAACAAGGATGGGACGTTTTCAATAAGAGTTGATTCTAAATAATCATATGTCCAATCTTTCAATATACCAGTCTCCTTTTAATAAACAAAGAAAGGACAAGTTCATAATGGTTTTTGATTTGCCAAAGATATTGAAACCCCAAAAATCTGTACTTGTCAGGGCAAACAACAAGGTCATGCCAGATTCTGTTCAATTTTCAATATACGGAACAGTCATTCCAAGTTTAGCAATACCAGAAGTTAAGGTTCCATATGGTGGTCAGGTTCCAAAAGTTACATCTTATAATAGACCTTCTTTTGAAAATATGACTGTTAATTTCACAATTGATAACCTTTTTAACAACTATTGGGTCATGTACAGGTGGTTAAACTCTTTTAATGATGGAAAAAAGGGAATATATAATAGTCCCTTACCATCAAAAGGATTCATGCCCGACTATCAGACCAATATTACAATATATGGCAGGGACGAATACAATAAAAATATTATAAAATTTAATTTTCTACATTGTTTTCCCGTTAATTTGGGTGGTGTTAGTTATTCAGACAGGGATGCAGGAGAAATGGAATCTTCATTTCAGTATGCATATCATCAGTTTGAGGCCGAATTATTGCCAGAGCAGTAAACTTTTCTTAAAATTATTTAAAAAACGCACTTGAAAAAACATAAATAGTTTATATGGCTCGTACAATTCAATCACCAGGCGTCGAAATCAAAGAAATCGACTTGACACTCAGACCAGTAACCATTGAAGGAACCTCAGTTTTTATAGCTGGTTTTGCTGCTCAAGGTCCAATCGATGAAGTATTGGAACCAACAAGTATTTCAGAATTCGAACAAATTTACGGAACCCCAACAAATTCCGCCGAAAGATACTTCTACCACACTGTAAGAAACGTGGTCAATTCCTCGCCGGGCCGCATATTGGTAACTCGTCTTCCCTACGGAAACAATAAAGGCGATGGTTTTGCTTCTTGGAGATACAGCGCACTTGCTTATCCTGTTAAGGCTTTATCCGCTAACATGGCTAACCCCACATTCCCAACCCTAGCCACAACCCTTTCAGACGCTCAAACATATTTCATTGGAAAACCGACCCACATCGAACTCAGTTCCGAGCAATATCAATGCTTGATGGAAGGAAATATCGACTGGAACGACGATCCAACCTCGATTTCTTTCGATTATAATAGCTTGGGAGATGCTGCACTTATTGTTCTCAACAAGTCACAAACCACAGTAAACAACAAATTCGAAGGCTATTATGTAGGTTTTGCTGATAACACTAACTTAAACCCAGCGACTCCCTTTAATTCCGTCCTATCAGTTGAGGGTGTCCAATCAGCTAGTGATGCGATTTACAATTACATCACGGTCCCATCCACAAGACTCAACTTTTCTCTTTCTGCTACAAAATTTGGAAGCGGAAATTCTATATCTGAAGTCATGGAGAACCTCTCCCAATTTGACATTTCAGAAACCGCATTCCAAGACAGTATTTCTTTGGCAGTATTTAAACTTCGCCAAAGTATCTTCACACCAGATACAATTTCTCTTGATTATGTTTTAAACGAGACATATACAGGATCGCTCGATTACCACAGACAAGTTGGAGACAAAAATGGTGGACCAGCCAGAACTTTCAATCTTTCCAGACTCGCCGAAGACTCAAACAATATCGATGTTCTCACCAACCCATATGTTAGCAGCAGATTCGGAAACACTTGGCTAGATGATAATGGAATCCCAACCAAGAAAGTTAGATTCCTAACAAGAGGATTGGAGACAATGTATTCTACAAACGGATATGTTGATACTCTTTCATCTTATGTCGCAAGAGTTGGTGCTCCATCATCTGTAGTTTCTAGTATTGCTGATGACTATGGATATGCAGATGCTCTCTTCCCGCTTGGAGTTTACAGTACCACAGTTACAGTAAACAAGACAATCGGTGCTCTTCCACAAAAATTGGATCGTGCTCTTGAACTCGTTGAAAGTGACGAACTCTATCCAATCGACATTGCATTGGAAGCTGGTCTTGGGACAATCTATGTAAATGCTATCGAGCAATCCGGATTCAGCACAGAGAGCGATTATCAATCTGCTGGTGAATACGTTGACAGCACTCCATTGAATGCACTTTCAGGATTCTACACAACAAATCTTGAAAATCTCACAGAAGAAGGTCTCAGAATCCGTGGAAATTATACATCAATTTCCAACATATTCATCAATTATGCTGAGAAAATTAGAAAAGACTTCTTGGTAGTTCTCGATCCCCTCAGAAACATTTTCGTTCAAGGTGCAAATAGCAAAATAATCAATGCTAAAAAACTCTGGTCCCCAAATGCAGGAAACGATCCAAATCCAACTGCGGCAGGATATGTAACAGCAAACTTCTCCCAACACGTTTATTGGCCCCTTAGACACTTGTTCGCAACGACAAATTGCTCCTATGCCACAACATATGCGACATGGGCACAAGTTTTGGACCCACAGAGCAATCGCCAAATTTGGGTACCATTCTCAGGATTTGCTGGAGGGCTAATGGCAAATACCGATGCCAACTTCCAGCCTTGGTTCGCACCAGCTGGTTTCACTAGAGGCGTTCTTGTTGGTGTTAATGATTTGGCAATTTATCCAAAACAAAAACAACGTGATCAACTCTACAAGATTTCGATGAATCCAGTTGCATTCTTCCCGAATGAAGGATTCGTTGTTTTCGGTCAAAAGACGATGCTCAAGAAACCATCAGCATTTGACAGAATCAACGTTCGCAGACTTTTCCTAAACCTAGAAAAGGCCACAAAGCAAACAGCGAAGTTCTTTGTATTCGATCCGAATACTCTCTTTACAAGAACCCAAGTTGTCAATGTATTGAGTCCTATCTTCGAAAACGCAAAAAACACAGAAGGCGTTTACGATTACAGAATTGTATGCTCGGAGTTAAACAATACTCCAGAGGTTATCGACAACAACGAGTTGAAGATCGACATCTACATTCAACCTGTAAGAGCGGCAGAGTTCATTCTTGTGAACTTCTATGCAACTAGAACTGGAACCAACTTCGATGAATTGATCGGAGGATAATAAATAATTAAAATATTATGGCAGCAACAAAACAAACTATCCAAGACTTCTACAGAGTAGCGGCAGAACGTGATTTCGCACGTGATGTGCAATTCAGAGTATTAAGTATTTCACCACAAGGAACCACAATCAAATTCGATGAAAATGATTTGGTTTATGCTACCACAGCCACTCTTCCATCTAGGGCAATCAGCAACGTTAATGCGAAATATATGGGATTGACGTTCAATTTACCAGGCGTGGCGACTTATCCGAATTCCAATGCATATAAATTGACTTTTTATTGCAGTGCAAATTCCGATTTACGTCAAAAGTTCATGGACTGGACTAGAGACACCTTTGATGATGCCGATAGTACTGGAAATTATTTAACACCTACTCAAAACTCAACAATCGACCTCATTCAATTAGATAATAATTTTGAAAGAATCAATCAATATCAATTAGTCGGCGTAAGCATTCAGAGTGTTGGTGACATATCATATACAATGTCCGAAGGAACTGGTGCTGTAAGAACATTTGATGTGACTTTCGCTTATCATTACTGGAGAGACGTAAGAAAGAACTAAAATTCCCTCCACCATAAATAATTAAAATGGCTGGATTGAACGATGCATTCAATAGTGCATTAAATGCATTTAAAAATGTTGGAACGGGTTTAAATCCGTTAACACAACCAAATTTTGGAGAACTTCTTGGATTTAATATTCAAGGCACTCCTCTTATATCCACAAGAGATTATTTCCTTCTTCAGCTAGAGTCTTGGTTGACTGCAATTCCTCTTCAATCTCAATGGATTGTGTTAATTCAACCATTTCCTGTATGTGTTAATACCAGCATTATTCAAGGACTGGAAAGAACTGGTGGCGATTATAAAAACTATAATATAGATTCAGCTAAAAACAAATTAACAGCATATCCTTTCCAAAAAGTTAATGGTTGTTTATTTGCTCAAGGAGTTAGCTTACCCCCTGAAGAATACGGTGTCACACAGGCTCCAATACCGAATACCAGAGGTTTTTTACCAGGCATTTTGGCAGGGGATCGTAAATCACCAAATACATTAAGCATAGATTTCCTAGAAACAAATACATCATTTACAGACTTCGTAATAAGACCTTGGGTCATTGCAGCGGAACACTTTGGATTTGTTGCTAGGGAAGGTGATTCTGATAGGAAAAGAGATTACAGAAATGTTAAATCCACCGTATATATTCTGGAATACACTAGAACATTCCAACACGTATCAATGATTCCAAGAAAAACTTGGGTATTTTTTAATTGTGCTCCCGTATCCGTTAGCAGCAGAAATCTCACATATGATGAGCCGAATAGTGCTCCAACAATGAAAACAACTTGGACATATACTGATTATACTATTTCAAATTCCCTATATCTTCCTCTCCCAAACATTATAAATAGAATAGCTGGAGCTTTTAGTGGAAGCCTTCCAAGAATAAGCCCTTTTCAAAAGGGAAACGGTAAAGGCTTACCTCAAAATCTCACAGGTTTTTTCTAAAAAATGGATTTCTATACAAAATGTTATATTCCTAGTCTTGGAGAAGAGATTGGAGTTAACAAACTTCAATTTGGGGATTACATTCAACTTAACTCCTATATTCAATCTGAAGACATAGAAAACGCGCATATGTTATTTGAAAAAATATGCGAAAAGTCTTTAAAGAATATTGAAAATTATACAAATTTTGACAAATTTGTTTTACTTATTCATTTACATTTAAATTATTTAGGAAATATTTTAAAGTTATCAGCTAAAGACGAAGAATCCAATAAAATAACATACGAAGTATTTTTGAAAAATATAATCAAAGATTCTAAAAAGTATAAAATAAATGGATTTAGATTGCCAAAAAAACTATATTATTCTGATGTTTCTGAGATTCTAGAAGAAACCGGAGAAAGCGAAGATGACATTAAAAAACACATCGAATACAACAAAATTTTAATGTTTGAGTGTCCAGATAACATCAAGGGTATTCCTAAAGTGTATTTTAACTGTTTCGATAATACATTGTTTCATTTTATAAAATTCATATACTCGACAGATATGAAAAATCTTTATAAAAAAATAAAAACTTTAAAAAAAGAATATAATTTCTTGTTGTCTGAAATATACGAAATGAGTCCAAAAGAGATGGATTTGTTTTTGCAATCTAAATAATTACTGCAAATGAATCCTGAAGAATTTTTTAAAATCAAAGATAGTAATCCCGAAAAATTACCTGAAAGGAATATTCAGGAAAATAAATCTTCGGATCAAAAATCAGAAGATGTTGATATAAAATCAGAACAAAAAGAAACCACAATAGACGATGTGATGTCTTTTTTAAAGGATAATAAAATCCAAGCCGATCAGAAAACTATACAAAATTATTATAATCAAATTGTAGAAAATAAAAAAATAATAAATGAGTATAATCAAACTATAAATGAGTTACAAAAATCGAAACCGGATTATGCTTCAAATGAAAAGTCAAAGTCACCTATTCCAGAATCCACTAAAGATAAGTTAGCTGAAATAAACACTTTAAAAAGAGAAAAGGAAGATGAAATAAAGTCAACGATAAACAACATTTTTAACGAAAATAAATCTGAAGATAATAAAAACGTTAGTTTTGAGACAAAGAATAATTTTTTGAATTTGGTAATGAAAGACTCCCCAAAAGAGGAGAATATCACAAAGGTTCCAGAAAAGGTAGAAGAGAAAAAGGAAGACAATATCACAAAGGTTCCAGAAAAGGTAGAAGAGAAAAAGGAAGACAATATCACAAAGGTTCCAGAAAAGGTAGAAGAGAAAAAGGAAGAGAATATTACAAAGGTTCCAGAAAATGAGAAAGAGATATCCTCTTTTCTCGGAGAAGAAAATCAAACAGAAATAAAGAAAACAGAGAAAGAACTCCCTGTTTCTTCAGAAAACTCCATATCTTTAGAAAAAAATACAGAAGAACCTAATGTTGAGAAAACTGAAGAAAAACCTCAACCTTTTTCTGATTTAAAAAAAGAAGAAAATTCAGAGAATACTCAAAAAGAATCTGATGATTTACAAAGCTCTTCTAGTAAAGAAGATGGATTTGCAAAGTTATCTGAAAGTATGCAAAAGGGGTTTGAGAGCGTTTTAAATGCTATAAAAGGCATGCCTTCTGGTCAAAAAGAGCCAACAAAAACAGAACAAAAAGAAGAACCCCCCAGTCCTCAAAGGCAACAAACTAAACCCCAAGAAAATGCATCAAAAACTCCTCAAAAAAATTATATAGATGAATACAGAGACACTTTAAGATCAAATGCCCCATTAAAAGGTTACGCAGGAATTAAGGGAATAGAGCTAAAAGCCAATAACATAGGTTCGTATCTCTAAATATTTTTACGTGAAAAATCTTTTTCAATTTGAAAATTTATCCACAGGAGACACGCCAACTGGCTCTCCAAGACTGGTTCCTTCTAATGGAGGAATATTGCGAAATCTATCTAAAAATTTCTTAAAAAACGACTCTATAAACAATTCGACAAATGGAATGATAGATGTTGTTAATGGTTTTTATTGGACAACATCCCAACAAAGCAGCAGACAAGATGTTCCTTATGGAATGATAAAAGAAAAAAGACTAAAAAGCAATGCTCTTATCGCACAACTAGCATATTATTCAGCTATAGCCAGCGAAAAAGGAGGCACATTGTTAGGTAGAGCAGCTAATCTTATTTCAAATTCAGGAGCAGCATCTGGACCACTGGGAGGCTCTTTGGTCAATTCCGCTGGAAGATTGTTTAGCGGAGCGGGTCAAAAACTAGTAGGAGCAGTATCAAGTTTCGGAAAAGGATTTTTAGGCACAGGAATTCTTCAAACATTAACCGGAAAAAGCGCAGAGGGTATTATTGGCAGCTTCACTGGAGAATTGGCATCATCCGATGTACTGTCACCATATGAGGGCTTATATATTACAGAAGACACAAAATTTGTATATAAATTTCCATATTTTGATAATCAACTTCTAGCATTACAAAATGCATTTAGTAGTGATAATTCGACAACCGGAGGTTCCCTTGGAAAATTAGGTGCCGATGCATTAGGAGTAGCTGAAAATATCATATCATCCATTGGCATCATGGAACCGGGCGTGTATATAGAAAAACCAAAAATGTTTAATTTTGCATCTGGTGGTGATAGCGTTACATTCAGTTTTCCACTTATAAACACAGGATGGTCAACATTCGAAGATGTTCAAAAAAATTGGCAATTGATATATCTTTTAACATATCAAAATAGACCAAATAGAAGGACAAGAGATTTGATAGACCCCCCTTGCTTATATGAAGTCATGTTGCCTGGTGTGAAATACATGCCTTATGCATATATAAGCAGAATGAGTGTCAATTTCTTAGGATCTAGAAGAAGTTATTATATTAAAATTCCAAGCGTTGGTGGTGGAACAAGCAGAATACAAACAATTATCCCAGATGCATATGACATAAGTATAACTTTTACGAGTCTTATTGCTGAGAGTCAGAATTTCTTGTATCATATGTTATATGAGAATCAAAATAAAGTCAACGTGAACGATGGACCAGTTGGAATTGTTGAAACATTCTTAAACGGTTTGACAAGAGGAATGTCTAACAACAGCATGTCTGATGTCGCAAGAAGAACAAACAAGGAGACGCAATGATAATGTCATATACAGATGGATTATCGGCTCTTGGTGATTTTCAAAAAGACGTATTGAGCCTTCAAAGACCAAGCGAATTTCAATATGAAAACTTCTTCAGAATGTATCTTACAGAAGATTCTCAATATTTTTACAATCTTCTTTCATTTTCCGTATATGTATTGGACGAATTAGACCCATCCACATATTACGAGATAACTATAGATAGAAAACTACCTTGGACGGCAATAAGTTATAATGAATATAGAAACATAGACTTGTGGTGGCTTATAATGGTAGTAAATAAAATATACAATCCTTTAAGTTTTCCAGATCAAGGATCAAAGATAAAAATAATATATCCTCAATATGTAAAAAAGATTTTAACAAAGTTGAAAAATGAAAACTAAAAGCAATATTTCAAATTTCATGGGTTCCGAGGATGGCCAAACAACCGGACGTGTTATAAAAATAGGAGATAATAATTACTCTTTCGATGTATTTCTTTTTAATGGTGAAACTAGAACCGGAATAACATTCGCAGCTATAGAGGAATTAAGTATTGTTGACGATTTGAGATATTTTTTCTCATATGGTTATATTGTGTTCAACGACAGCAACGATGTTTTAGAGAGCTTCAATGGAATTGATGGAGGCGGCAGTGTGACTCCTTATACATTCAGAGGAGACGGTAGAGACTATCTTGAGATAGAAATCATGCCTCAATTAAAACCAGATGACGATCTTGTCAGTTCCGTCTCCGAAAAAGACAAAGAAGAATTTTGTTTAAAACATACATTTTCTATATATAAAATACAAGAAGAGTTAACAGAACAAAAAAATGTTAAGTACAAAAGATTATATTTTTGGGATGTTGATTATCAATTTTTAAATGAAATTGATTCTAGATTCAGCACCTCCGAAGTTCCATTAAAAATGGAAAAAGGAAAAACATCATCAGTAGAAAGTAACACACTTTCAAATGCATCCACGAATAACAAAAAAGTAAAAAATACGGATGATTTCAAAAGATATACTGGAGAATCTATAAAATTTCTTTTAGATAAATGTTTGAATAAAATAACAACAATAGGATTTAAAGCATCAAAAGAATGGGATATTGGTGGGACGACATTGGAATACCACACTCAATCTGGAAATAAAGCGATAGATGACATTCAATATTTGCTTCAGTATCACGTGAGCGACAAGGCATATAATCACGTTCCTTGTTTATTAAAAAAAATAAGATATACCGAAGAATATAGTTTAATACCGATAACAGTTTACTTACAAAACAGTGTAATGAAAAGTACCGGAGGTGGCTTAGGTGCAATAGCATCAGGATTTTCTGGATTACTTGGAACATCTAGAAGCCTTACAGAAGATATGTTTCTTGGAAAAATGGATACAGGTGGAAGCGGCATGGGCGCTAGAATGAATTTTTCTTCTAAGAGTTCTCAAAATGCATTCAATGCTATAAATTATAACATTATAGAGAATTATGCTTTTTCTAAAGCAGACGCCGATATTGTACAGAAAGACATATCAACGCACTTTGTACACTCCTATGATCCGAATGGTTTTTTCACATGTTCTATAAAATCCAATAATTTCAAAAACTCCACAACATCTGTTTTCAACGATAATGTTAAAAATCAATCAGAATCGCCTGAGACACAAACGCACAACATATTACCAGCAAATCAACTGAGAGAAGATAATAATAATGTTCAACATGTGTATACATCTGGTCTTGGAACAGGTCAAGATTTTCAAAAATTAAATTTTGGAAGAAATAAAGCATTGATGGCATCAATATTTAAAAATTCAGCTATTTATTTTAAAGTAAAAGGATTAACTAGAAGAAAATCTGGAACATTTTTCAATGTTAACAGAACAGACAATCAACTCGCAAACGAACACGATAAAAATCTTTTAGGTAAATATTTTACAACAATGGTTATACATGAATTTAAAAAAGGATCATATTTTAATCACATATATGGTACAAAATCATCCTCTTCCGAAAAACAAACTTTTGCAAAAATGATTTAATTATGAATACAATTGATGGAAACATACTATATCAGGCAATAGACCCTTTAACAAAAACAGTTTCTCCCACATTTTATCAGCAATTTGAAAGCGTGGGGGAAGAAGTCCTTAATTTGTTTATAGAGTTAAAAACTGCGATGACTTCTAATTTTACAAGAAGAAACGAGAACATAGTTAATTTTTTTAGAAAATTAGACGGACAACTTCCAACTCTCCCAACTCCTTTTCAAAATTGGTTTAAAAAATTCTACAAAAATAGATTGAGTCCTGAAGTTAAAGCATTAATACTAGAACAAGGACCGTTGAAATCATTGGATAAAAATTTCGCATTTGATTCAATGGCGGGAGTAGCGGATGCTCTTAACTGGTACACCCCAAACAGCCTTCCACCGTGCAATACTTTTGGTCAAAAAGTACCATGCATAGGATCTGTTCCGAAAAATGTAAATAGTTCGGATTTGGCACTATATGCATCTAAAATGACGAAGATAAGAATATGTAAAGATAGGGCCGTAAGCGCAGTTATTCCCAAAATAGCAACTCCAGATAAAGCCCACGGACAACCTCTTGTGGGCGATTATGAGTTTCCAAAAAGAATGGCTAAAGTTGCGACAGAATACATGGGAAAAATACAAAAATTATTAGGGGAAAATTCGAAATATGTCATGGACAATTTCAAATTCAAACCAGCATCCAACAACCTTCAAACTGGTGCTCCCAACATTAAAATACCAACTCAAGTTGGGGACAAGGTTGTTAATACAACAATATTTGGTCAAACCGAAAAACAACTTATAGCTGGAAACCCATTCTTGCCTAAGAAGACGCTCGGCTAAATTCAGCATCTACAATATCGCCGCTATCTTTTAGGAGTTTGAATATTTCATCTCTTGTCATCCTCAATCCTTTTGGGGAATCGTCCTCTATTTGAGTCAATTCCTTTTTACTCTCAATATCCATTTGTTTTATTTCTTTGGATGTATTGATTTTCATTTTCGCAATTTGAATATCTTTCAAAATATTCATTGCACCGGAAACCCCCTTGAATATCTCTGCCAATGCTTCCACTTCATCTGATTGTGGATTTAATAATACGGTTTGTTTTATTTCACCTATTGCCTCTATACCACATTCAACAAGTTCTTTAGAATTTCTCAATATGAATTCTTCCAAGTCTTCGCTATAATTTTCCTTGTTTTCCTTTGCTTTTTCCTTTATAATACCCATCGATTGCTTGATCTTATCTGTCAAATCATTTGATCCCAAAAAACCCGATAATGGTGAACCACTTGTAATCATTTTCATTATTTAGTTGACTGTTCAGGAAAACAATGTATCATATAGTATATGGAAAAATCTATTCTTGACGATATCGAGAGACCAAAAATGGTTTTTGAGAAAACCCACCAAAATGCACAACTACCAAAAAAAGCACACCCCACCGATGTCGGTTGGGATATTTTCGCAGTTGAGGATCAAACAATTCAACCCAATTCCTCTGCTGTTGTTAAAACTGGATTGAAACTCGCCTTCTTGGAAGAGGGGTATTGGATTAAAATAGAATCAAGATCCGGAATGGCATTTAAACACGATGTTATTGCATTTCAAGGAGTTATAGATAATTCTTATCGTGGAGAGATCGGGTTGAAGCTCTTCAACTTCTCCAGTAATCCTTATAATATCAAAACGGGAGATAGAGTTGCTCAAATAGCTATCAATTTTTCTCTAGTTGATTTTGGAGTTAGTTGGGGTAAAGTCGTGAATACTGATAGAGGATCTGGTGGATTCGGATCTACAGGAAAATAATTATGGATGTTAACGGAATGTGGTCTGAAAAATATAGACCAAATAAACTAGAAGATCTTGTATTGTCTGATGATGATAGAAAGATAATGGAAAAATTCATCAAGAATGATGAAATTCCTAATTTGTTGTTTTATGGAAATGCGGGAACTGGAAAAACAACTACTGGAAAGATATTAATAAGAGAACTTGATGCTGAGGATTTGTTTTTAAATTGTGCCGAAGTTGGAATTGATGAAGTTAGAATCACAATTACAAGTTTCAGTAAAACAAAAAGTTTTAATGGTAAAAAGAAAATAGTTTTTCTGGATGAAATTGATTCAGCATCTCCTGCGGCTCAAAGAGGTCTTAGAAACACAATGGAGGAAAATGCCGCACATTGTAGGTATATTTTAACATCGAATTATATTCACAATGTAATAGTCCCTCTTCAATCAAGATGTCAAACGATTCAATTATCTCCTCCAATAAATCTAATTGTAAAAAGAATCAAGCATATCTTAGATCAAGAGTCCATTCAAATCGATGACCAAAACAAGGTAAAGCTGGTTCATTCTATCAAGAAATTCTTTCCAGACATTAGAAAGACTATCAACGAGGTTCAAAAATACTGTAATAACGGAAAGTTAAACATTCCAGATATTTCCAGAGTTGATAATTTTGTTGAAAAAATTCTAGATCTTCTTTTCAAAAAGAAAATATTTGAATTGAGGCGTCACATTATCGAAAATGAGAACGATTTCAAAGGAGACTACAATCTTCTAATGAAGGGTCTGTTTGATAGTGTTTGCGATATTCCATTATCGGAATCATTCAAAGAATCAAAGAAAAAGATGTGGCTAGTGACAATAGGAGAGTATATGTATAGATCATCCTTTGTTGTTGACCAAGAAATCAACTTTTATTGCTTGCTTGTTGCCATGAATGGCATTTTAGAAAGCTAATTATTTCTTAGGGAGATAATTCTTTGTATAGTCCTTTTGACGGGAATATACTGAAGGGTCTTTAGCGTCTTCAGAGGGTGAAGATTTTATTTTAGTGTTTTGGCTTGGAAGGTATGTTTCGGAATTACTGTCCTTACCATTACCCAAATCAGTTGTTCTTGTTTGCCTAAAAGGATCTAGAAGGGCTTCTGCTCCTTTTTTGGTAGTTCCTAGCTCGGAAATATCAGTGGATGATTTATCGTCATATCTGAGAGAGTCTGGAACTGGTGCGAGATTTACACCAGTATCGAAATGTTCAAGAACCCTAACTGGAACGGTGATGAAATCGTAGTATAGACCTGGCGCTTTTTCGAGAACAACATCAGCGATAAATTCGCTTCCCTCGTTGTACACGTTACCAGGTTGGTAGGAGGGTCTTACAGTCTTGATGCTGGAAATACGAATGTTTAGACCGCTATCAATAAATGATTTTACTTTATCAGCATAATTTGAACTTTGATTTTTGAAAAAATCGTCATCAAAGATGTTTTTCTTGAACTTAACCAAATCTCCAACAAGCAACCCTCCTCTGGTGAAGCGTTGAATTGCAGATTCATATAATTTTGCGAATTTTCCCATGATTAGAATTATTTATATTTATCGTACATCTTTTTCAATCAAAATCCGCAATCCTAAATAATTATATGGCATCTATTGTAATAACGGATCTTAACAAGTTTCCAAATGAACGTGACTATACGTATAAGGATCTCGAATTGGATTTAGATATTTCTTATACAAAAAGCAATTCTTTAAATAGCTATAAGGAGCAGAGCGATATAGCTGGCGATTTGGACGTAGCTGCTATTAAAAACAGTATTTTCAATATATTCACGACCATGCCTGGTCAAAAAATACTTAATCCTGTGTTTGGATTAAATCTTTTATATTTTCTTTTCGACGGTATATCGTCCTCAAATGCAAGACTTCTTGGAGATACAATGCTCAAAGGTCTAAACAGGTTTGAACCAAGAATTAGAGTAGATTATATAAACGTCACAACCGATTTTGATAATCAACAATACACTATAGACCTGTTTTTATCCGTCCCATCGTTAAATATTACAGGATTACAAGTCAAGGGAACCTTGGCTGAATCAGGATATTACTTCAACTAAAATTATGGCAGACAACTCAACAACAAACCAGAATTTCCCACTATCATTCAATAGTTACGCCGCATTCGATGCTACATCTTTAAAAACATTGATGCAGCAAAGACTTATTGATGGTGGAGTATTTACTGATCAAATCTTTGAAGGTTCTAATTTTAACAGTTTGTTGGATGTTATAGCATACAGCTATCACGTATTGTTGTTTTATTTGAACAGAACCGCAAGTGAGGCTTCATTTTCAAATGCACAACTCTACGAAAACATAAACAGGATTGTTAAACTTTTAAATTACAATCCAATAGGAATACAAACAGCTGTATTATCCTTTTCAGCAGTAGCAACTGATGAATTGGCTCAATCGACATATACAATACCTAAATACGCGTATTTTACAGTAAATAATGTGAATTATTCTTTTGCAGAAGATATAACTTTCACAAAATCAACAATAGATGCCCAAACATTAAACGATTTAAATGAGTCTTCGCTCTTATATCAGGGGTCTTTCGTCGAATATCCAATCTACGTAGCGACAGGAGAAGAGTTTGAAGAGTTTAACATAGTTTCTGTTGATATGGAAGGAAACAATGATTTAATAGATCACAATTTAATACATGTTTATGTGAAATCCAATAATGGAAACTGGAAGCAATATTCCAACACAAACAGTTTATATTTGGAAAGTGCGATATCTGAAACATACGAATTAAGGCTTAATGAAAATCAAAGGTATTCTATAAAATTCGGAAACGGTGTGACTGGAAAAAAATTAAATTCTGGTGATTTTGTTGCTATTTATTTTCTAAAAAGCGATGGTCCAAGTGGAGAAGTGGGGCCGAACGTTTTGGACGGTACTAGGCTTTTCTTATATAATTCAGACCTTTATTCTGAAATAATGAACGAGATAAGACCGACAGGAATGAATATGTTGACTTTTAATGATGCCGTTCAATTAAATTTCACAAACAATCTCCCTTCATCCAAATTCACGTATCAAGAAGACTCGAAAAGTATAAAAAACAATGCAAGAAATACTTATAAAACACAATATAGACTTGTAAACGCTTCTGATTTTGAAAATTACATCAAAAAGAATTTTGCAAATTTAATTCAAGATGTTAAGGTTGTCAATAACGAAAGTTACGTCAATGAACATTTGGAATACTTGAATAAAATAGGATTATCCAAGCCAAATTTGGATAGCAGAATTCTTTTCAATCAAATTAATTTTTCAAATTCATGTAATTTCAACAATGTAAATGTATATTGCATTCCCAAAATTCCACAAAACGAAATTTCCAATATAAACAAATTTTTGAGTATTGGGTTGAAAAATAAAATAAAAAGCTCAATTGAAACAATAAAAGTACTCACTTCTGAAATTGTATTTCAAGATCCCGTATATATGGCCTTTGGTTTGGGAGTTTCTTCTCTGGAAGAATTAAACAATAAAAATCTTTATCCCGAAATAGTCGATGAAACTATTCTTAAAATTAAAAAGAAAACACAAGCATTTACGAGCGATAGTTTAATGATAGAGAATATTGTTAATATATTCAAAAATTATTTCGATGACCAAACATTAGGTAAGAAAATAGACATAGAATATCTCACCACTCAATTATTCTCAGTTAATGGAGTGGATTCTTTTTCAACCGAAAGATCAGTAAACGGCCAAACGATAAGCGTCAACGGAATAAGTTTTCTCTCATATAATCCGATATATTTTGGACCAGATGAAGATATTTCTATAGTAACCCAATCTCTTGTCCTCCCATTCTTCAAAGCGGCTTACTTTGTTGATTACGAAAAATTAAAAAATAGCATTTCTATTGAATAATTATGTTAAGCGAATCTGATGTAAGAATAGTTTGCAAAGTATTTGATGATGCTAAGGCACCGGAATATTTCGAGGCTTATACTGTAGATGCCACTAGCTTCTACTTTTCATTAAGCTGGAGTCCTAATTACACAAATAGAAACTTTTATACAAATAATAATGTAATTTGGGATTTCGGAGATGGTACGAATTATACTGGTGCATCCGCTAAACATTTTTATAAATTCTCAGGTCTTTACAATACAACTGCCACTCTTTTTGATAAAAACGGAGAATCTCAAACCATATCTTTATCCGAACAATTAACAGCAAACAATGTGTTTCCAGATTACATATATCTTCACCCATTGGACTCCGAGGGTTATTCCTATTTTCTTCAATCCGGAAAACCCAGTAATCAAATAGTTGTAACAAGATATAATTCTTGGCAAAATGAACATTTTCTAGCTCAAAATAATTATACGATTAATTTATATGCATCGGGATGTAATAGCGGATACATGTCACTATCGTCTTATTATTCACAAAAATACAGCCATTTGAAACCTTATCATGGATTTGTGAGTGTATTCACAAACGAAAACAATTATCTTCAAACAAAGATGGTTGAAAGTACAAGAACAAATTCCGTATCTGTTTATGCTGTTCCTTATAACACCGGAAGGTTAAATGAAGACTGGAGTATAAAATTTAATTTTTATAATCAATATGTTGAAGGCTCTTCATTTGTGGGTTCAAGTGGAACCAATAAAGATTTGGATTATGTTTATTTTATAGATCAAAAACCATCTGGAAGTAGACCAAATCAAGTAGACATACTTTACGCTTCTTTTGATTCTAAAAATTTCAATGATAGAGATATTGATAGAAAAGAATTAAGCGGTCTTTTTAAAAAATATGATCAAGGATATTTAAATTTGCCGTGGTCCGCTCAAATATTGAAATCTATTTTTAATCCAGTTGGAAGTTTGAGAATAACAAGCAACGGTATATCTGTTGAAGGCAATAACACTACAATTGGAAGTGTGTCTGGACAATTAGTATACCCCTTCGATATATATCCGATTAAATGGGCCGATACAAATATTCCATTTGTTATAACATTCAAGGATTTGGAAAATTATAGCGTTAAGACTTACGATCCCATTTACAATTATCACTCTGGAACATTCAACGATAAATTAAACGATGTTAATTTAAAACTTGTAAAAATAGTCAACGGGCAATTAAGCGCGGTTGAATTAAAAGATGCGGTTTTCAAGAAAAACGATAAAGTTCCACAATATAATAATTCTCCATATTTCGCAGGTACAGTTTCTTATCCATATGATACAAGTGTTGTTGCTATTTCCGCTACAATTAAAGTTTTAGACACTCCTGTTCCTAAAAACTTCACCATATATGGATATTTAGCACAACTTGGACTTCCCAAAATAAAAAGATACGAAAAAATAAACGTGTTTGATCATTGCGGAACATCTGAATTAGAGTTTTATTACGACAAAAACCTATCGACACTAACAGAAACATCCACAGCAAATATGCATGTTTGTTTTTCTCCATACAAATTTTTGGATAAAAGCAAAGAAAACTACGTGTTTATATTGGATCCGGATAATGAAAGAATATTCAAAACCGATGTTGCAGGAAACATGGTATCTACAATAACACTTTCGTCGATTCAATATCAACCTAATTCTTTAAATGCTCCTGTTCAATATTCTTTATTAAGCGAATATGGTGTGGCTTCACCATCATGGTGCTGCACAGATAAAAACGGAAATGCATATGTTACGTTGGCGGATAACATATCCGCTATTAAAATAAATTATTCCACAGATATTGTTAGTAGGCTTTATGTTCCTCCTTTACAAAACATGGAATTATATAATAGCGAATATTATATGAATTCAGCGTATATGGGATTTGTTGGGGAGAACACGATAATTCCAAGCAGCATAGATGTTGATGATGAAGACAATGTTTACGTCGCATACACCCACCCTCTTTCAAATTTCATATGCAAATATTCCAACAACGGAGCACTGTTGAATGAAATATATTTTAATAAAATGGAAGTTCCACAAGAAATAATAGTGGATGCTAATAAAAATATTTGGGTAGGAATTGAAAATATAAATTCATCATCTTCTATTAATTCTGAAAGAGATGATATTGTTTATTTTATAAACGGAAAAACCTTTCAAAAAACAATTGTGAGAGGAATAGAGGGATTCGGAACAATGACAATAGATTCCAATCAAAACGTTTACGTTCTTCACAAAACAAATACCGTGTCGAAAATAGATTCCGTAACAAAGGTAAAAACTGATTATATTTTTGGATCGATTGGAGATCAGGATTATTATTTAAAAGATATCGGAGCTATCGCAACAGATACTTCCGGTGAACTTTGGGTCGTTAACAACGTAGATGGCATGTTGTATTTTGCAGATACATATAATTTAACAAAATCATTATCATCTCTCCCGTCCGAGAAATTAAAAGATTTGAGTCTAAGACCGATTCAAAACATGCAAGCAGTCTATGCGACACTTGGAGATTGGACTGGATTTAGATGGATAAACAAATTTATTAAAACAGAAATACCTGAACCAAGAACCGTTACAGGATTAAGTACATATTTCGATATATCAAAACCAACTCCAACCGTAATAAAATATGGAGAAGAATTTGACAATCTAACACAATTGAAATCATATATCCTTCAAGAATCATTATTCGATAAGAAAGTATTACTAGATGATTTTGTTGGGCAAATTTTAGGAAAAGATCAAAATGTGGAAGAAATTGGAAAAGTTATATATGAAAAAATAACAAATTTTGTAGAAAATAATGCCGATATAGATACTTGTAATTTGCAGCAACTTATGTCATTTGCGGACGAGACAGGAACAGAAGTAAATGACTATCTATACTCCTATCCACCATCTGTGAGAAGAGCATTGGATATACTTTCAATTTGCCATAGAAAACTTTTCGGAACAGCGAATTCTTACAACAGAAACTTTGCATTATCAGCATATCAATATTTGGAAAATAATAATTTAGGTAGAGAGATACAAATAGAAAATGGAACATTTATCGCTGGAAATCCGATTGTAACATACGAAGAATTTTCCGAAAAATACAAATTAATAACAAACACAATAGTTCCGAATTATAATTTTGGAGATAATGTTCCATTATCATCTGTTAATTACAATTGGGGATGGGAGCTTGTAACTGGAACAAAGGAACAATCTGGAGTTGAGATTAAAGATTATTATAAGTTTTACGAATACGTTCCTAATAAAAAATTGGATATAAAGGACAATATAATCAATTTTGATTCCGAATTGACAACAATAACACCTTATCAGTCATCTTTTGATGATTGGTCAAAGTTTGGTGGATATATGGACAAGATTCTATCTTATAGTCTCTATAAAGGGTTTAAAATGATTTGATCACTTTCAAATCGCTAAAAATGCCTTAAATAATTCAATAATAGTTCCACATTTTATTGAAAAATATGTTCAGAAAATGTTACTTTTCTTGGGCTAACTACAAAGCCCTCTATTGAGTTCGATGTAAAAACATCATTCCCAAATGCTTTTCTTAAAATATTACCAGAACCATTTATATCAGCATTTATTTTTTTGTTTTCTTTTGTCTGAAACAAACCTCTTTTTATTCTTTTACCAACATAAGTATCATGCTTTTTGATAGACTCCATGTCAATTAAAGAACATTTAGACGTGTATGCCTCATCAACTTGAACAAAAATAATGCCATTCAATTCACATTTATATTTCAACATATGTATTAACCTACTATGTGGTATGCTTGTGAATGCTTGATTATTCCTTTTTCCTATGTTTATATCACTTTTCCATTGTTTATTATAACCGCATACAATTGTATTGATTTTATTTTCAATTGCCATGTTCACAATATATTTTGAAATATTATGAAGATGGTGTTTGATTTTATCATTTCTTTTGTTTGTTAGTCTAATAATTTTATCAGATGTATGAACATTTTTAGGAAGTTCTGATTGATATTTCGCTTTCTTTTTATTGTAGAATTGATTTATGCTTTTCAATGTTTTACCGTTAATCAGTCTTGGATTGAATCCAGCACGATTTGATGTTATAGCGCAGAGATTATTAACGCCTAAATCGATTGATAAAAAGTTTCCGTTACATTTATTTTTTGGTTTTACTTCTTTTTCATATACTATTTCTATTACATATTGTTTATTTTTTGGTATGATTCTCACTTCCATTACATTTTGTTTATCGAATGGAATTTTGAGATTGGTTTTGGAAGGAACTATAAATCCTTTTTTTAATTCCTTCTTGGAAAATGCTTGATTATTATAAATTAAAATGTTTCTACCTTTTGTTTTGTGTTTATATTTTGGAAGAGATGGTTTTCCTTTGAATTTATCTGGACATTTTTTCCATTCTTTAATCGCCTTGAAAAATGATTTCCAATTTCTATCAAGATTCAATAAAATAGATTGAGAAACTTTTCTCGGAAGTGCTTGAAAATCCGCATGATTTTTCAAATCAAATGTTAATTGGTAATATCTTATCCATTTTCCGTTATTAACGAATTCGTTTCTTATGATATAGTTTCCAACATTATAAAGGTTTTTGGACAAAAAACACAATTGATCCATTTCTCTATAAAGAGAATTTGAAGTTTTTATTGTTGTTTGTTGAGTTAAAAACATTGTATATATACAATTATTTATTTTTGAAGAATCAACTTTTTTAGATAAAATGAAAAAATTCTATAAAATTAAATATTTTTCAATTATAAATATGAAAGAATTACAATACATGGAATTCTCATTTTTACCATACAGCATTGCAAACGATTCCGAGAATCCGAAGGATTATGCATCACCATATTCCTTTCTTGCATTCATGCAGTATCAGAATTTTTCCAATTCAGATATAAATGAAGAACTGAGATCCTATCAAAGATATATAAACATTTGGGCAAGCAAAAAAAACTTAAAGAAATCTGACGAAAAAACAATAGTAAGAGACGCATATGTTAATCTTTTAAGAGAAATAACTTTAACATTCTCTACAGAAGAGGAAAAAAGATTCATTCTTAATGCTGATTTCACAGACGATTCTGATCTCGATATTATAATACCATTTTTCATAGAAAAGTTAAAGCAAATATCTCTTTATTACAAAAATAAAAGAAAAGACATTAAAAGTAGCGCAATTCGTTATAATTTAAAAGGAAGTAATCTTGGAGTCGAAACTATCGTTAAAAAACTCATTCACGAATACGTGGAAAGCAGCATAGGAACTGGAGGAACTGGTGCGAAAATATACAACAATTTTGATGTTTCTGTGGTTGAAATGTATTCAGATTCGGATGTTTTCTATGACAAAAAAGAAGATAGCGATCACACATATGCGAATAAAATAGATCCTAACATTTTTATAAACTTCAAACAATCCATCATAGATGCAATATCAGCATACCCATTTTATTTAAAATCATCCGAATCAAAACACATATCCAATTTTACATATAATCCTATATTAAGTGGAAGTGAATTGCAATATTTAAAGGCTAGAGATTTTATAGATTATATTCAAACAGGTGAAGATAATTTGAAAATAAATTTATTCAAAACTCTTTATCCAAAATATATCGGAACTAGTTATTATTATCTTTCAACTAATTCTGAGAATCAAAGTATATCTGGAATATTGTTCGATGCTGAGAATTTCGATGGGCAATATTTAAACAAACACTTTCCGACTATTATATCCACGCAATCTTTGGAAAACATTCATACTATATATGAATTGGGTGGTTTTTTTGTCCCTCAAAATCAAGGAATATTGATTTATAATACCCCAAAGAAAACATATGAAATAAACACATCCGGTTTAGAATCCGATAAGGTTTATGTTTTTCCAGATCCAGATAAAATAGGAAACACCATATATACTTCTGAACAAGAAAATGAAAATGTCCCTTTAACATATCTAATAGATGTTGAATGGAATAGAACCAAAATTTCAGATGGATATAGATTCAATGATGTAATAAGCAACAATTACAATCAATTGTTTTATGGATATCAAAGTAGACAGCAAAACACGAAAGTATCCACAGAAGGAATAGCTAAAGTAACGGACAATGTGACTTTTTGGGGAGGAGACATAGATCAAATATGGAAAGGAACATTTGATGCGAACATTTATCCGATAGAAAATAATAAAAATAAATTACTTCTTGATCAAGGAATTGTTGTTGATTGGTATTGTGATGAATCTAGCAATGAATTTGGGTTGTATAAGAGAATAGGAGAAGTTCCGTTATTGCCTTCACGAACACCGACCCCTACACCAACTGTAACCCCCACACAAACCCC